AAATATAAGTGGGGAGGATTCCCTGGAAACGATGAAGGTGATTGCCCTGAATTAAAGAAAACATTGGGTGATAAAGCTGAAAATATGGTATTTGATGCCTTATTTCAACTACTTCCTGGTGGCTGGGAGATCAATGAAGGCTCTCAAGGTCATCTGATATGGGATATTGCTAATAATAAAGTAGAAGTTAATCACGAATGGAACGTTAGAACTGTCGAGCATGAAGATTCTGTAGCTGAGATTAGTTTTGAAGGCGTTTAATCATTGCAAGTCTAGTAAATCTAGATTTGGAGGCAAAGAAGAAGACTATCATGCTATACATGCTTGGTTTGATGAATCTAAAGCACATGTGCCAGACATCAGACATAGAATGTTAAGGCATCATAGTCAAGGGATAGAAGAATGCGAGAAAACCTTTGGTATATATCTGCAAAATAGCGATGGAAAAAAAGTGCCAGTAAAATCTATAGCGGAGCAGCACATACTGGAAGACCTAGGGTTTATTCCTACATTACAAGACTGGATATCTAATATCTATATAAAATCTTGGATGAATCACGGACAAGGAAAACGTGGTGCAAGGAACAAGAAATTGAATCTGGCGTGATTCTATCGTGGTCTAAGAGAGCCAATGCTCAAGGAGGTATTAAGTCCTTGTAAAAATCCTTCGCAAAGCCTGGGTTAGGCAAACCTGACAGAGTGAGGCTCTCTTTTCCCTTGTTTGTATCAGAATCTATCCTTATATTGAGAGGCGAGTTTACCACGAAATAAAGGATAAAAATGCCAACAAATATTGAAATTGAAGACGCTGTAATTAAGACATATCTAGAAATATATCTTAATGCTCTAAATGAGAATTCATCAGAGAAATTATTAAACAATGTTAAATCTAGAATGCAAGAACTTTTACAACGTAGAAATTATAAAAAATAAACCCTCAAAATAGGAGAATCCATGGAAGAAAAAGAAATTCCACAAGGGGATATTGCCCCCAAAAATGAACCAATATACACTGAAAGCTGGGAATGGAAATCAGATAATATAGAAAAATTAGCAGATGCATTAGCTAAAGCACAATCAGAAATGAAAGGTGCTCAAAAGAAATCTACTAATCCTTTCTTTAAATCTAATTACGCTGATTTACATACATGTATTGAATCCTCTTTCCCACATCTTAATAAATATGGATTATCTGTAGTACAAGGTAATTATACAGATGCAAGAGGAAGTTTTTATGTCACAACTATGTTATTGCATAGCTCTGGACAATGGATAAAATCTAAATTGAAAATGCCTATAACAAAAGCTGATGCACAAGGTGTAGGAGCTACTATAACATATGCACGTAGATTCGCTCTATCTGCAATGGTAGGTATTTCTCAATATGATGATGACGGTGAATCGATAACTAATCATAAGTAAGGAGAAAGAGAATGGCCATAAAAACAATGCAAGCAAATGGTGGTGGAGGTGAAAAGTTCGCTGAAGGATGGCACGAAGTGTCAATATCTAAAGCTGAATATGGAACCTACGGCACTGGTGATGCAGAAAAGCGTTACATTGAAATGAATATGCAGGACTATCCTGATAACATGAGTTTTAGAGTATATGAAACATTTAATAATACTACTAAAGAAGAATTCAAGATAGCTAATTTATTCAAACATGCTAATGCTGGTATTGTTGGAGTGTTGAAAGATCCAAATGGTAAGAACCCATTAATTCAATATGACGATGATGCAAATAATCTTGTAGGTAAAACTATCCAAGTTTATATCTATAAAGAGCAAAAGACTGGTAATGAGTATAGCAGAGTATTTGATACTGTTGCCCCTGTAACACAGGAAGGTGAACATATATCATATACACCTGAACAAGTTGCCAATATTAAGAATAGTATCTTTAAGCAAGTAGAGAAGAAAATTGCTTCAGAGCGAGAATCAGCCTCTACTGTTAGTGCTGAAGATATCCCGTTCTAAATAAAAAACTAAAAGAGAGCCAATAACTGGTCCTATAAGCCCTACTCCTGATGACAACAGTGATGATTTTCTAGTTATACTAGATGTACTAAAAGGTCGTTAAAATAGGCAAAGGAATATGTGAGGCTCTCTTTTATAACCAGAGGAGACCCAATGAAAAAAAGATATACAGTTAGAAACCACATTTATGATTTTTTAAAAATGAAATTTATGCAAAATACTAAATTCTATACACATGATATTCAAAACCTATCTCAAGCTTGGTTTAGTAGATTTAACTATAGATTAGGTAGTACTGAAACATATACTAGAGAATTTAGAAGAATGAGAGAAGAAGAATTAGTTACTGTTGATAAATTAAATAGAGTTAATAAAGAACAACTCTGGAGGATAAGGGGAATTAAATGATAAAAGAATATGCTTTTGGCTTAGCAAATAGACATCATTTTGGAGATGTATCTGAATTGGAGAATTGGGCTGGTATGGCTCAAGATACATTTATGTCTTTATGGGATTACGATGGACATGTTGTTGAGTATGTTAAACAAAATAAAAGCTTATCTAGTTACGATGGAATATTATATATGCCAGATGAATTTATATTAGATGTAGACGGCACTAATCCAGAAAATGCAAAACAGAAAACTATTGGTTTGACTATACTATTAGATGATTTATGTGTACCATATCAACCATACTTTTCTGGAACAGGATTTCATTTAGGAATACCTGGTCAAGCATTTAGATGGAAACCTTGTCCCGATTTGCATTTAAAGGTAAAGGAAGAATTAATGTCTAAAGGTATATACGAATATGCAGATTCATCTGTATCGGATAAGACAAGACTTATTAGAGTAGTAAATACATTAAATAGTAAATCTAAATTATGGAAAATACCATTAAGCAAAGCTGAATTAAGTGGATCTATTGAAGAAATTCAGAAACTTGCATCAGGTAAAAGACATACTTATGAATGGATTACATTAGAATGTGAACCTGTATTTGATGTATTAAAAAGAAAAACTAAAGGCAGTGATAAGAAATTTGAAACTGTAACTTTGGGTAGAAACCCCGATCCTGTATGGTATCCATGTATACAGAAGATGTTAGATGGCAGCCCACAAGGCTCTCGACATCAATTGGCACTACGGATAGCCGCACACTTAAGATGGAGATATCCAGAACATGTAGTTCGAATTATTATGGAAGACTGGAGACAAAGAGTTGATATTAAGTCGCATCCATTCAGCAAGAATGAGATGGATAAAATAGTAACTGATTGCTATGAAGGTCACAATGGTAATGGATATAACTATGGCTGTAGTGATGTTTGGATGGATAAGAATTGCCAATCTACTTGTAGACTATACAAAGCTAAAGCTTCACAAAACACTATGGATGCAGCAAGTATGGAAAAAGAACTTGTTGAGTTTCTAACAAGAGATCACAATCCAATTAATATAGGTGAAGCTTATGGTGGTGATTATCCTGTATATCCAGGCGAAGTGGTTATCATACAGGCTCCTCCTAAATCTATGAAAACTATGTTATTACAAAATTGGGTAAATACCTTTAAGCGTAATACATATTTCTTAGAAATGGAGATGAGCCCAAGGCAAATGTGGATGAGATTTGTTATGATAAATAATAAATGGAATGAAGAGCAATTAAAAGAATATTATAGTCAATATTCCAATGGAATCAGTAAAGATTTTGACTGGTTAACAGTAGATTATAGTAGTTGCTTTGCCCATGAATTGCAAAAACGTATACAAATGTTACCTCAAAAGCCTGAGATAGTTGTTGTAGATCATATGGGTCTATTTAAAAGTAAAAGAACAGATAATAATATGAAAGTGGAAGAAGTTTCTCAATCATTAATGGAGCTTGCTATACATAATAATATTATTGTATTTGCTGTATCTGAGATAACTAAATCAGCATATGCAGAAGGTATGAATATTGCATCAGCAAAAGGTTCATTCCGTATTGCTTATAATGCTAATAAAGTTATATCTGTAACACCGTTTAAGAATAGTGATAATCTTATACAGATGTTAAAGATAGAAAGTACAGCTAATAGAGAAAAAGAAAATCTTGATGTTCAATTAAATGTAAATGGAGCGATAATAGGATGATACAACTAACTCAATGGATTGATCCTAATGATAAAATTTGGTGCAACAGAACTAGTAGATACATTAATAATGCTCAATGGTTAAAAGAGGAATGTATTAGAATCCAAAATAAGAAGAATTGCAGCACTATTATTGAAACTAATAGTTCTGGGCATCAAGCTATATTTAGGGAGAAATTAAAATGAAAACAATACTGTATAGAGTGTTGAACTATGTGAGATATACTTTATGTGGTAGCTGTGACAGAGGAATTGAATGGGAGTATGAATTAGATCATGCTCCTACTCAATCTTTATGTTACTGCACACATGATACTTATCCTAGTTTAATAAAACAATTTATAAAACGTAAAATGAGGAGAAAAGATGAACCCATATTCTGATATAAGAAAAGTGCCTCTTGACTATCAAGGGATACAATCAAATGCTTATTCTGTGCAAAGACAGGATATAGATAAAGAAGGATGCTTTAATTGGAAAGAAGTAGGCACAGTTAGCAATAACTACTTGCTTGTTCCAAATAGTGATGTAAGAGAAATGGCTGAAAGTATAGCTGATAAAGGTGGTGCTCATTTTGAGCATGACAAAACATTCTTTGACGGTAGAAGATATGTTATTAGCTATATAGCTAAAGAAGAAACTTTAGGAGAAGTTGCTGTAGGTGACGATGTATCTATTGGTTTTCAATTATGGAATAGCTATGATGGCAGCACGTCTCTAGGCTTTAGAATGATGATATACAGATTAGCTTGCCTAAACGGAATGATGAGCCATACAGTACTTAATAAACATAGATTTAGACATAGTCCTGATAGTGAAAATTGGGAAGATGAATTAAGTAATGTAGGTAATGTTTTGGAAGCGGCTGCTAACGGAGATAATCCTGCTGTAAAAGATATGATAGTTAATTTCAGAAGATTACACAATGCACAGGTTAATGTAAATGAATTAAGCGATATAAGATTTAATCATTTAGATAAAATACCTACAAGCATCTGGGGTGCTGTAGTAGATAGATTTCTACACAAAGAAAATAGTGGTTGGGATCTATTAAATGCAGCAACAGATGAATTGTGGCATAAAGAAAAAGCTACAGTTGCATCATACAATCAAAATGCTACAATAGTAGATGGATTGTGTAACTGGGTGGCAGCATAAAATTATAGGTGTCTACGAGCGTAAAACATAATCCCAAGGGTATCCAAGCGTGCACGTACGGAGTGAATCCAATGGGCGGTGTTCCTGACGAGGTTCTAGAGACTTAAAGAGAGGAAAACTAATAGCTGTGCTCAGCTCTCACCTATAGAATTGTAGAGGCCTGAAGAATTTTTCGTTGAAAATGACGACAAGATATGCTAACTTTAGGCCTCTGCATTAAATCTAGGAGAAATTAATGAAAGAAATAAGTAAAGGATTTCTTAGAAAAGACACTAAAGCTTATAAACCAGATAAAGAAACTGGTAAATGGAGAGGAGTTACCACTAAAAATGGTAGTTTTGTAACTATAAAACCTGGATGGTCTGGAGATCTAGTACTAAATAATAAAAAACATACAATAGAAATATGGGCATTTAATACTAGATGGGGAGTTCAGAGTCTTTTTTATAAGATAATAGAACAATCAAAAGAAGAGGAGAATCATGACAGATCATCAGAGTTCTGAATACCAAATCAAAATAAGATATCCAAAAACATTAGAAAAGTTTAAGGAAATACAAAAAGAGCAATTAGAATTGTTCTGCAAAAAACAGTTAGACTACGGTCCAAGCAATATAGGGCTAGGAAAATCTAAACCTGAAAAACCAAACGATATAAGGCTTTCTGCTATGGGAGTAGGTATACGTATGCAAGATAAAATATCTCGCTTTTTAAACCTATCTATGAACGATAAAGAACCTAATCACGAAAGCTTAGATGATACATTAATAGACATAGCTAATTACGCTGTAATGGCTTTAATAGTAAGAAACAAAAAATGGGGGAAATAATGCCTGATAAAAAGAAAAAAGAAGTTAAAAAAGAACCTGAAGTTACTGGGAAAGAGTTTAATGAACTCGTGGATATTGTTGGAGAGATACAACAAAATGTAGATTTTATTAACGATAGGCTAGCAAGAGTGCTAGAAAGGATGGGATTAGAGTGAAGAAAAGTAAAAATAGAAAACCTACAGTAAATGAACTTAAAAATGTATGTACTAACTTAATACATAGAGTAGAGCAACTTAATAATGTTTTGTTTACATTGGATAGTATAATAGCTAAATACATAGACTTTAAAAATGATAAAAATAAATTCCAAGAATACTTAAATAAGGAGAAAGCTAATGTCAAGTACAAATCAGAAGACTCTGGAAAGAGCGCTACAGGAGATAGAGAGGCTAAAGTCAAAAGTATCAAGCCTGCAAAAAAATGAAAAAAATGAAATAAAAGCTCCAATATGAGAGTCTAACCTTAGAACATCTAGAATAGATGAAATATGTAAAGATAGGGAAGCTGCGGCTGAAAGACTGTCTATAAAATTATTCGGGAGGGTATATGCCAAGCAAGAGCAAAACTAAAGGAAATACTTTTGAACGTTTAATAGTAAATAAAGCTAAAGACCTTGGTCTTGAAGCTAAAAGAGCATGGGGATCTAATGGTCAATCAATAGGATGGCATGAAGAAGTTGATGTCTTAATAGATAATAGCTTTACTATACAGGCTAAGTGTAGAAAAAAGCTAGCTGATTTTCTTATTCCTAGTGAACATGTAGATTCTGTAGTATTTAAACAAGATAGAGGGGAAACATTAATACTGTTAAGGTTTGATGATTTTCTCACTAATCATTACATGAAACCTAAGGAGAAATAATGGGAGTACAATTAGTAAAAAATAAGAGTAAAAGAACCTATGAAAACATTAATGAAAAGCATAAAACAGAAAGCATTATTCATTATAAGTTAAATAAGATTATACAAATGTTGGATAGCTTACACCAATTGGGTAAGTAGTCTCCTCTAACTGCGAGGTTTTAGCCAGCCTCGCAGTACCTACTTCAATGTAGGTATATAGTCTAAAGCATTTATAACTTGCTGTCTATCGTATGTTGACTGACCTTTTCTAAACATTTTACCTTTCTTTTTCCTCTTTTTCTTTTCAGTACCCCATAACCATCTAGACAATTCTTTTTGCTCTTTATCTGGGAACAATCCAAGCTCTAACTGCAATGCATCAGCAAAACTTCCTCCACCTTGCATCATAGGTATGGTATATGAAAAGAATCTTGCCATTTGAGAATTAACAAGCACAAGTTTTTCATACCTTTCTTGATTCATATCTTTTCTAGCTTTATTTAAAGCTTCATCAAATACATACCTAACACTCTCATCTTGATTAGGCATGTCTGCTGCTGTAAATAACTCAGCTGCACTTAATACATATCCAATATTAGGTCCTAAGAAAGCCCATCCTCCTTGATCAAACGTGACCTCTCCTAATCTTTTCTTAGTTTCTTCGCTTAATCCTTCATCTTCAAACAATTCTTCTCGCTTAGCTGTCAACCATACCCACATAGCTTCAGCTGTTTGAAGTACATCGTTATTTGCTAGCTTTAATAAATTTAATCTAAATGCAGCAGTAGCAAAACTAATAGTGCCTTGAAGGATACCAAATCGAAGAGCTCTCATAACTTCTTCGCTTTTAAAATCTCCAGCTCTTATAGATAATCCAGCTTCTTTTGCCCATTTATGCATCAACCTAACCATATTAAATCTATAAGTTGCAAATTGACCTAGTCCAGCTTTCATAAATCCAAATGCCTTACTATTTTCATCAGTTTGTTTAATAGCTTTTGCTTTGTTCCATTTAGCATACTCAAAATGCAAATCCATAACAGAATTATAAGCTATATCTCCCGCCTTATTCTCCATCCATTTATCTATAACCTGCTGAGTTTTAGCTCCATGGACATCCTGTAAATCCTTATATACTACTTGATACTCCTCACCTTTTCTTTCTTTAATTTTCGCTATCTGATCCTTGGTCAGTATTTGACGAGCTTTCCATGAATCGCTAGTTGAAGCCATGTTTTGAAATGCTAAAGCAAAGCCTGCTCTAAAAGTTCTATTTCTATTCCAGTCCTCAACTACTTTATGTAAAGCACCAGCAGTTTTAGATATTTTAGTTGTAACTCTAGACGCTGGATCTGTAAGGGCTTGAAATCCCTCTTTACCGCCTGCTATAGTAAGCTCTCCATTTTTGTCTACATAGATATTTTTTTCTAATAAATAAGCATCTTGTAAAGCTCCTCTTGAAGATTCACTTACATTTATATCTTTATTAGTTATAAAATCAAAAGCATTGGTTGTTTTTGTAGCATCATCAAACCATTGCAAGCCCTTCTTTTTTAACTGTCTTGTAAGCATAGTCTTTGCATCATTCTCAGTCTTACTTTCAGACTTATAAAATTTTCTAGCATCAAAAACAGCTTTTGTTCCAAATTCAACAAGCTCATGTATTCTTTGAGTTCCATTTCTAGCAGCTGACCTTATATTGCCTCCCATCAATCTAAAATAAGTTATACCTGTCATTATTCTAGATAGGTCTGTAGCAACTCCCTCTCTAGTAGGGTCTATATGCGCCACTTCTGTATAAACATCTTTTAATAATGTTATCATGTCTTGAGCAGCCTCTTCTAAATCTTTTCTACCTCTAGATTTTGCAACATCTAAATGCTCTTTTTGTATCATTTTACTTGCACTTATAAAATTATCCTTAACATGAGTTCTATAATTAAATATACCTATATCGCTAGTATACTTTCTTAAAAAGAAATTAGGGTCCATGTCATACACAGGATTTATTAAATCATTTCTGCCTTTAGCTCTATTTATAACGCTTTCAAATGATGTTAGGTCTGACATTAATTCATTTGATTTAGTAGAACTATTTTCTTCTACAGCTGACTCTAATTTTTTAATAGTTTTTAGTATACCTAAAGTATATTGAGCCATATAATGTTTTGAAAATTTAACTTGACCACCTGTGCTAAGACCTTCTCCATCTACAAAGCCTAGCTTCAAAAAATCTCTTTCTGATTGCAAATCTTTTGAACTAATTAAATTGCCATTATCGTCAACTGTTTTTTGAAACTCTATTTGCTTTATAAGATTATTTATACGCTTAATATGAGCATCGGCCCAAGGAATATTCTTTTCTTTTGCCATTTGTTTAATTTTTTCTAATCCTCTTATAAGGCCTACAACTCCACGTTTTCTTATTTGTGTATAATCTTTCTGTATATTCCTTACTAAAGTTTTTTCTTGATTAGTTAAGCTTCTGCCAGTCCCATCAATTTTAATACTTTCAACATCAACACCTACAAGAGCTTCTCTTAATATTCTCATAGCCTCTCCTGAGCCTGACTCATAAAGCTCTTTAACTCTTTGTCTATTAGCCGATAATTGCTGCGATAACTTTATTTTTTCTGAGTGACTAGGGCTTGCCTGTAGTCTCTGTACTATCAAATCATATTCTTTTTGTATTCTTACAAGCTCTTTAACATCACCTGCATGCATTCTTCCGATAGTAGTAAACTTGCCTCCTAAAGTCTTAGCAAGCTGCTTAAAGTTAGATATTATATTATTATTTAATTTATTTGTCTCAACAGTAAAATCTCTAAACTGTGAAGTTTCATTAAGCAGCCTTGTTTCAAATTTCTTTAACTCTGGGACATTTAATAAAGCAGACCTAGTAACGTGGAATTTAGATGCAAACCAACCTCTAGGCTTAGCTACTCGTTGATTGTAAACCCCTAAACCTAATTCAAACTTTCTTAAATCTGAAAAATTATGAGGAAATTCTCCTGGATCTAAAGGTTTATGTGTATACTTTTCCCATAACCATTCAAATGTCTCCATGTTATTCCAATTAGCATCTTTTATATTTTCATACTTGGCATCGCCAGTTTCTTTATCTCTTCCTGTGGTAAATTCTTCAGCTATTCTGAGCATTTTTTCCTGAAGTCTTTTCTTATTTTCAGGACTCATGTCTTTCTCAGCTCGCTTTCTACCGAATGCCTTTAGTCCGCATGTCCATACACTCATAAATATTCTCCTAGTTTATACCTAAACAATCATAGATATTTTTCATTCTTTCTAACACAGACTCCTGTGTTCCGCCCATTTCGCCTAAATCTTTTCTTTTTAGCTTATCTATTTCACTTATTTTATACTGCTTAACTCCAAATTCTCTAACACTCCCATCAGGATTTGAGACATTCTCCTTCATAACAAACTGATCAGTTATCTTTATTCCTGCTGCCTCCATAACTCTAGAAGCTTTATATAATATAATAGGGTCAATCATTTGCTTAGAAGGATCAGTTGCATAATCAATTAAAGTTTTAGCAGCCTGTCTTTCCATAGTATTACCCGTTCTAGACATTTCAAATATACCTTGATTTAAGTACATATCGCTACCCATAAATCCACTAGTTATTTCTGCAGGCTCTGTAATCATTCTAGAATGAACTAATTCAAAACTTATATTAGGATTGTCCTTAGCTATAGCTGCAGCATTCTTAATTACATTAATATTATCTAAGATATCTTTAGCAAATTGCTTATCCCCAATATATTCTCCAGCTGCTATCTTAGAAAGTATAGACATTACAGGTTCTGACATAGGGTTTTCCATATACACATAATCATATAAAGCTCTTTTACTGTTACCAACATTAGAAGACCTAACAGATATCACTCTATTAGAAATTGATGGAGTTAAGAATCTTAATATTAATGCTTGCTGATACGCTTCATTCCCTTCAAAAGTCTTAAATATAGACTCACTTATAACTCTATCTCTTTCCATTATAAATTCTTCCATAGCTTCAGGTGTATTTTTATCAGCTTTTCTCTGCTTCTCAAGAGCCATAATTTCTTGAATAGCTCTATTGTATTCAGTTTTAACTACAGATTGAAGTTCTAAATGGTCTAATCTTATTATATTACCATCATTAGTTCTTATAGCAGGGATACCAGCATATGCTTCATGTAATGTTGCTAATCCTTTTTGAACTTCTCCATCAGTAATTTCAAATCTTCTGCCATTAATTATCATTTTATCTCTTGACGATATATTATTGACGTTTCGAGCTCCACTTAAAACAACTTCTTTTATCTTGCCCTTAGCATCTACTATAACTACAGGCTTTCCTGAATTGAAATAAGTGCCTTTACCGTAACCACTATGTCTAATTGTACTAGGCGTAAATAAAGGGTCAGCATCTTTATCTTTTATAAACTTATAAGATAAAACTTCTTCCATACTTTCTCTTAATTCGCTAGTTCTTCTTAACTTAGATTGAATTAAATCAAATTCAGTAGATTCTTCTCCAGTCTTTTTAAACCTATCAGCTTTTTCTAATTGAATCTTCAAAGATGTTTCTTGGTTTTTTAAATCCATTAACCTTAACATTCTAAATTCATCTTTAACATATTCTCTTAAAGCAGAGTTAAATATTCTATTATGAGCTTCTTCAGGGTCTCCACTAATTCTATCAAATCCAAAATCAATATAGTCTTGTATTTCTTTTAAACTGTTTGTGGTTCTTCCGTAATTACCTTGCTGTTTTAAAGTATTTCTATTATTATATATAGAATGTATTTCCTTAACAGCTACATCATAAGGATTCCTAGATTCATTTAAATATCTAGCAACTGTTTCAAAACCAGCGTCCATTCTAATGCCTTTACTTATTCCAGATTGATTATACTTATTAGTAGACATTTCTAGTAAATTTGTATAAGCTTTATGGTAATCATACATTTTAGCCTTAATCTCTTGCCCTGTATCCATCACTTCTGTACCCTTGTTGTACCTTAAATACTGGTTTAAAGGAGATATAAATCTTTTATTGACAGCATTCATTACATGCACAAATTCAGGCTGATAAAGGTTAAAATTAGATTGGTCTAATACGATTTCCTTACCTTTCTCATCGAATCTTACTAGTTCAAAAATCCCATCTTTCCCAAATAATATCTCATTTTTAATTCTCTGAAGGTTGTTTAAAGACATTTGAGAAGGAAGCTCTTTATATGAATCAATAAATAATTTTGCCATATTCGATACATTTTCAACAGCTTCAATATACTTACCTTTATTAGCAAGCCTCACCTGCACTGTTCCACCTACTGTAAATTTATTTGTATCAAACTCCATTATAATATCTCTTTCTCTAAACATATTAGATAAATAAGATAAGGTTTGATGCATCTTTATAAATTGACCTCTAGCCATATCAACTTGTCTAAAAACCTCATTATGAGTAACATCTCTAGCATTAACTCTAAGTAAATCAGGTACAGTTTTAGCAAAATACCCAGTATTCATATTTGGATCAAAGATATCCATAACAACCTCACGACTAGTTAAGTCGGTTATATGCCCAGCATTTTTACCTACCTCTCTATAAAATAATCCAGGAGCATTTGTATAGTTAAATGTTTTATCCATATCAAAATCCGAATCCTGAGGCTTTATAGCATCTACATAATTCATCCTACTTACATTTCCATTATTCTCGCCAACATGAGCTTTTCCATTCCTAACAGCTATTCTAGATATAACTATATCTCCTATCATATTCCTAGGCTGTCTACTATTTAAAGTTCCTACTGCAAGCTCTGAGCTAAATTGTCCGTCCCATTTTTGATCAGAATACGAAAGCTCTACAGCTACATCATTAATAGTTCTACCATCGTGTTTATTCATTAAATTGTCATTTATTTCCAAAACTTTTTCAAAGGTGTCTTTGTTAGTCCCTTTTTCTATTACCCTAAAAGTATCGGGATTTAATAAATCACCTTTTTTATTAATCATTCTTCCTTCAACTATAACAAAACTTTCACCCTGAATATCGACTACAAATGCGTCTGCCTTTCTAGTTTCTTTTCCAGATTTATAATTTATTCTTTGTATGATAATATTCTGAACATTGTCTGAAGAATTTATACTTTTCTTACCTATAAATGTTTTTTGAGATGCATTATAAGAAGGCTGATACTCTCCGTAATACTTAACAACATTATTTTCATTTAGCTTGCTTCTTATAGGAGTCGCCAAATCCCCCCAATCTGCACTCATAACATCTATAGATCCATGTATGACTGAGCCTTGTCCTAAATTTCCATTATTTATAAAGTAACCTAGCATATTGTCTTCTAATCTTCTTAATGCCCAAGGCTCTAAGATTAATCCATCTCTTTGCAATATAGAGTTCATAGCACTATTAAGAGCAATAGGATCCCCATCCATAGCTCTTTCTCCAAAAATACTTTTAGCTAAAGCAGTTCTATGATATGCATTTGTATAAGACCTAGATAGCTGTGAACTAAATACATCTAATCTAGCATCTGCTCCTATCCAATTAGATATTCCTCCGTCACCATTAAAATGTACTGCTAAATTAGAGCTTACAGTGATTTTGTCTTTTACCATAGATACATTTCTAACACTAAAAGCATCAAGAGGTATTTCTATAATGTTATCTTTAAGCATCATAGAACCTTTTGTATTATCTAAATGTTCAGGCCATACAGTATTTATAAATGCAGCCTCATCTTTAATTCCTTTAGGTGTCACATATCTATCTACAACATCTCTACCTGTACCATCTTTAATAGAATTTAGTTTGTTAGCTGACTTAAAAGTAAGTCCGTCAGCACCTATAGATTCTATTATATCTGCTATAATTGGGTCATATTTAAAGGCTGTTTTTGCATAAAAAGTTTCAACTCTTCCGCTTGAAACATCAACAGATGAATGAGATATTGTAGGCTTTATACCACCTACATTAAATCCTTGCAGATTATCTGTTATCATGTCTGGATGGAGCCCTAAGAACATCATCTGTGCTGTATAAGCTTCTTTAGTTAAAAAGAACTCAGCATCTGTTATTTCTTTTGTCGATTGTTCTAAAACCTCTAAGTTCATCTTATGTTCTTCTGGCGTTATATCTCCGTCATTCAATTTTTTATTAAGCATCGCTTTCTTTTTATCAATAGCGCTAAATACATTAAGGAGTATATTACCGTTAGCATCCTTAAGATCTCCTCCATCATCAATAGATACTACTTTCATTTTTTTATCAGGATTTTCAAACCAATCTGAAACACCTTCATACATATCTCTAAATAATTTAGACTGAGATTGACTATATACAATACCGCTTTTTATCCTATTTTCTACAGTAGGTACATAACCATTTTTAGCTTCATTAAGATTGTCTCTTTTCCATAAGTCTAATATTCTTTCATGCTTTAAATCTATACCTTTAGCTGTTAACACATCAGGTATGTAAGCAGCCATATTATTCAGCATTCTTACTAATTTTATAGCTTCTCCTATAGCTTCGGGACTGTTTTCGTTTTGAATTCTTCGTAAAAAATCCCTCATAACTTTATGTTTAGGGCTATCTATAGCTAAATCTCCATCATAAATAGCTTCTATTTTGCGATACATCTCTCCACCTGGATCATTTTTAAGTTTATCAGAAGGTCTAAAAGCTCTATCTATTTGAGTTTTAATACTGTTCATATTTTTATCAACTCTAATAACTACTGATGTTTTTTCATTTAATTGAACAGCATAAAATCTTTCACCTACACTTTGACTAGGAGTTCTATTAACATCGTATAAATCTTGAGCACTATCCTTTTCGTAAAAAGATTTTTTTGCTCCTGGGCTATAAGGCGTAAAATTGCCTGATAGAAGAGCGTCATTTATATCTCCTATCATTGTACCTGTATTTGAAATTTTCTTTCCATCTAAATTTGTACCTGAATTACTTAATAAATAGATATTAGTCTGAGAAGGGTCTAGTTGTTTTAATATACCTAGAAATCCTCTATTTTCAGCTCTACCTACTATTCTATTTTCAAGTATAAGTCTGTTATTTCTTAAGTCTACTCTAAATGATTTAACAGATTTTTTAGAAAAAGCGTTTGATACAATATTATATATGTCTGCATCCATTTCTGTAATAGGTATCTTTCTTCTTTGCTCTGGAGTCATAGCTTCTCTAGCTATTTCAACTCGTGCCTTTACAGGATCTAATACAAATGCATTAAAGTTAGCCCTTCCTACATCTGTACTAACATCTAAGCTTATATCTCCAGCTAATTTATTTAAAGAGCTAACAATTTCATCTACTTTTATTCTACTAGATGTAGAAGGTGCTAATTGAGAATTTTCGTAAACATCTCCCATTATCTGCTTAGCAAAACTTCTTATATCATCAGCGCTTTTATCAGATTGTTTGCTAAAGTCTAATAAGCTATTTAATTCTTTAATCGGAATCTTGTATTTAGCAGCAAACTGCACTGCTGTTACCCTTGTAAGCTTTTGCTCTACGTCTTTGTCAGGGATTCTGTCTGCAAAAACCTTTAATTCTTCAGCAATAAAATCTTTCAAACCTTGCTCATTAAAAACTTCTTTAGTAGTATTATCGTCTATTTTCTCTATAATTTTTCCTACTTCTTTAATATATTGCGCTCTTTTAGATGTTAATGGACTTGTATTAAAAGCTTTAATAAGTGAATGAATATCGCCATTTACTTTAGCCACAGATCTTAAAGTGTAGGGATCTCTATCTGTTATAGCTTTTTTTATTATTTCATTTAACCTTATAACCTCTGTCCTTGCGTCTATAAAATCTTGCATCTCTAATCTAGCTGCATCTCTAGCCTTAGGGTCAAGTCCAGCTAATCCCATTTCTATATTTTGAACTATAGCATTAGATTTATCTATTTCGACTTCAAGTAAATCTCTTAACTGATTAGCAGAATCATTCATAAATCTATCCATAGCCATTTTGCCTGAAGTTAAAGACTTTCTTAAAGAAAGTACTATATCTGCATTAGATATATCTAAATTAGAACTAAACTCTACAGGAAATTTAGACTTATTAATAGAACCTACTATTGTTTCGTAATGTTCTATCAGCTCTTTACCATATGCTTTATCAAGTCTGTTTCCTCGAACCTCAGATTGAATAGCTGCTGTAACATCCATCATATCTGGAAATACAGGGGTTCTTCCACTTTCACTTAAATTAAAATTAATATCTTTAATTAAATAGTTAACAGAAGATAAATTGTCGATACCTGAAACTAGATC